GACTATAAAACTGAAATTACAAATGAACTTGATTTTTCTTGGGCCACAGATAACGTAGAAAAATATGAAAAAATGCCTATTCTTCATATGGCAGGTGTAACCGACACCCTTAAATCTACAAAATTTTATAAAGGTGATTACATAAATGTTGACCCAATAGAAAAACTTCGTGAAAATGAAAATCATTTCGATTATATAGATTCTAATAGCACAACAATAAAATATATTGAGGTTATGAAATCTTATATTGAAAAAACAAAAAACTAATTATTTATTAGTATGGCTAAAATCCAATTCCCACCATTAGTTCTAAATTGTTTTACAACTTGTAAAGTCACTAGTATTGTTAATACCGGAACAACAACTGAAACATTAACGTTTATTGATTGTTCTGGAAATACAGTTTCTGATAGTTTTGAACCACAAGAAAGTGCTATAATAAATTTTTGTTCTTTATTCCCAATAACCGGTAACACAAGTAATTTTGAACGTGACCCATTTGTAACACCAAATTCAATTTATTTTTTAAGTTCTTGTTGTATTGATAATCAATATATAACAATTCTTGCAAATGATGATTATTTGAATCTTGACGATTCTGTGTACTGCGATAATTATGTTCCTTCATCACCTAGCGGTGAAACATATGATGGATGTTTTTATGTTTACGATAAAAAAACAATAAAATTTGGTTTACAACCAAATTATTATCCAATATTTAAAAACCCAGAAGTTTTTGGTGACTTAGGTTGCCCAAGCTGCGTTGAAAACCACCCTTGCGATACAGATTGTTATGAAATATCTTCTTGTGATGGAACTGTGCCAACATTCACTAGTGCAAATCCAATTTTTTCTGGATATGTAAATAATTCATTATTAATCACTATAACAGACCCTATACCAATACCAGAAAAATGTTACGAAGTAAAATACATTGGAGTACAAAGCTGTGTTGAAACTTATGGATTTGAAATTAACCAAGAAGAAGGATGTTCTTGTTCTGTACCAATTACAATACAACCAAGAAATGAATGTGATGTCTTAACAATATTCCCGATGGAAGTTGAGTGTTTAGTAACACATCCATCAACTTATAATTCATTTGATGGTGCAGCAACATTAATAATAACTGGTGGAACATCACCCTATACAATAATTTGGAGTACCGGAAGTATTACACCATTAATTTATAATCTTAACGCTGGAAATTACAATGCAACTGTTATTGATTTCTATGGTGATTTTACCACCAACACAACTTGTGTTTTAACCGCTGAAACACCAACAACCACAACAACCACAACAATAAAACCACTACCAGTATATGGTGATTTGTGTATGACAATTAGAAGAAGAAGTGGAACAAGAGTAGAATATGTAATTTTAGATCAAATTCAGTTTGAACCCTATGGTATAACTAACGGTAATCAAAGTTGGTTATCAGATGATAACATATCGTTTATGTATTTTAATACCGGAACGACAAATCAGTGGGTTGTATCTGGAAGCTCAATTTTTGGTAGTATTATAAATAACAATCCAGCAACACCACCTTTAATTGGTTGGCAAGGACTTGGTAACCCTAATATTATAGACATTACCGTAACAACAGGCACTTGTGTAAGTTATAAAGAAGTTACTGCAAACATAACACAAAACGATTTAATTTGTGAAACAAAAGGTAGTATAACAATACAGGGGTATGGAGGCGTTCCGCCGTATCAATATTCAATAAACAACGGAACAACTTTTAGTACATTATCAACATTCTCTAATTTAAACGCTGGAAACTACATTGTTGTAGTAAAAGATAGTTTAGGTAATCAATCAACACCTAATTTTGTTACATTAACACAAACAAATCCACAAACTTTTGTTTTAACATTAACAATTGACGATAATTTAAATACATTCCAGATACAACCATCTAATAATCTTACACCAAATCAGACAATTACTTTTTCTATCGAACAATATTCTCAACTTAATTACTATCCAGCAAGCATTACACCAGCCCCAACATTAGATAATGTTGTTACATTTGACGGTGGTTTAGGTGATATGGGTATTCCGTCTATAAATAATAGTCAAAGTGTTTTGAGTCTTAATTGCTCTGTTCTTCCAATAACGCAGAATCAACAAATAAAGAATTATACAAAACAATTAACAATAAGTGGTGGACAAACAATAACCGGTTCGTATACTGATATTATAAATAATTTACCACTAGGTTTATGTCGTGGCGCAAATAGAACATTTAGTTTATATCTTGTTGGAAACCCAACAGTCAATAATTGTATATGTTGTGATGTACAAGTTGTAAACCCACCTGCTGAAATTGCAGCACAAAAAATATAAAAGCATATTTATTGGATAATGGCATACATAATTAAAAATACCGCAGGTCTAGTAAACACAAGAATTACAGACGCAGGACGACAAAAATTATCACAAGGTAATTTCAAAATATCTTATTTCCAAGTTGGAGATAGTGAAGTATCATATGATAAATTACCCCAAACCTACAACCAATCTAATAGTTTTGTGTTAGAACCTGGATTCAATAGTCAAAATACTGTTGGTGTTCCACAATCAAATAGACAATATGTTAAATATCCTTATTATGCCGATACCAACCAAAGTAACACTTATGGTATTCCATTTATGGATTCTATTATTGATCCAGTTTTTAATCGAGCCCCATTAAGAGGATTTTTTGGTGGAATCACAACAGCATCTACAGTAAATTGGGAAGTTTTGACGGGTAATCAATATGCTTTAACCGGTAATTATGTTGTTGATATGTCAACATTAGACGGGTCAAACCAAATCACACTTATTTATTCTGGATGTAACACACCAAACACCGTAAAACCACAAATTGGTGATATTATAACAATTTTTTATGATGGACAAGCGGATTGTAATTGTTTGTGTATAAATTTACCAACACCAACCCCAACACCTACTGGAACAACGACAACAACATCTACAACGACAACAACAACTATTCTACCTTGTTTATCACCAACACCAACCCCAACACCGTCAAAGACTCCGTGTTTAACACCAACACCTAGTCCACAATGCCCATTACCTCCAGCACCGGAATGTTTTATGCCAGTACAGAGCTGCACAATTATGTTAACATATAAAATTGTTGATGTTTGTTTGGACACAATAACTGTTGATAGAAATATACCAAATTATACTTGTTATCCTGTAAATTGTTATTCTAGGGTAATTATATACCCTTCTAGTATGACACAATTATACGATAGTATAACACCTATGCCACATTGGAGTGAACAAGTTATTGATTTTGAATCTATTTGTGATACAGATCAATTTGATGTTAAAGTATGGAATATGAATATTCCTTGGACCGAAAACCCAGCAGGCTTGATCCCAAGTCAATTTAAAGACTACACACAATTTGGATCAATAGATTATATTGGTAGTAAAGAATATTTTGGGTATAATTCTAGTTTAGGACAAACAGATACAAGTTATACTTTTTATTATAATTCTTTTGGTGAAATTGTTCCAGTAAAACCAGAAGAACAAAAAGCAATCGCAATAATTCATTATACAAACCAAACAATTGATTTCTTCTATGGTGAAAAATTTGCGTTAGAACCATATGACCCAACCAATCCAGATGATACAACTGGACAAGCAAGAAACTTTAAGCTACATATTCCTTGGTTAATGTGGCATAAAAACCCAAATTGTTGTAATGGTCAAACTTTCTGGGTAGATCCTCCAGGATTTGATGGTAAAGAGTTGTTTACACCATATTACATTCAATCCACAAAAAATGAAGGAATGAATCAACCTGGTATTAGATATTATCATTTGTGGGACACAAACCCTAATTCAGATGGATTACCAAATAGGATTGGTAAGGTTTTTCCAGATAGTAAGTTAGTTATTATTGATGATGAAGAAATTATTGCGGCTATGTCGTATAAGTCAAATAGAAACTGGACATTACCGGCACCACAAGTTTCTCTAATAACACCAAATACTTGCGATACAACAACATCATCACAAGGTATATTAACTGGTGATTCACAAACTTTATTTGTGACATATAGAATTAATAACACTTATTGTTTTACAAATTCATTACATTGTAATTATTATTCGTCGATTAAAGGTAATAATAATGAGTGTAGCCCAGACGTTTCAAAAAATGTTGCAGTAAGATTTGGTGGTGATTTTAATTGTTTAATACAACCATATAGTTTGCAACCTATTACTACGACAACAACAACTAATCCGTTCTGTGGTAGATATCAAATTACAAATACAGAACTTACTGGAAGTACAAATATTATATTTACACCTTGTTGTGATGAAACAAAAACATCACCGCTTACATTACCAGGAAATACTGGAACTGTAGTCTGTTCAAGTTCTGGTATCCAATCAAAAGGTGATTTAATTATTGATTTGGTTGATGGTTGTAGTGGATGTACTACGACAACAACAACCATATTTCCAATAACAACAACTACAACAACAAATTATTTACCAAATTGTTCACCTTGTATTACACCAAATGGTTTTTTTGGTGACGAATTTGAAATTTTAGTACAAAAAGTACCAACAGGACAAAGACCAAATCCTGCAATGTGGAAAAAAATAGATTTTACAACACAAATTCAAAATAGTTTTATAGATGGTTTTATAACCCAAAGCTCATTAACTGGAACAACGTTTATTATTTCTCCAGACAACTACAATTCGGCACCATTCTACAATTTAAATGATTATGTTAACTTAACACCAGTTGGATATACAGGACAATCATTAAATTTTGGTGATGAATATTATTTCTATGGTTCATTTGAAACAGACATAATGGCAACAATTTATGAAATGAAATATAAAATAAATTTAAGTTCTAGTGAGTTCCAGGTATCAACAAATCCATCTTGGACTCCAGGTACGAAATCATATGTAACTGAAATTGCATTACTTGATGATAATAAGGATATTCTTGTAATGTCAAAGTTACAATCACCAACATTAAGACAAGGCATCCAACAATACGTAGTTAAGATAGATATCTAATTATTTAGTTTTATACCTTTTAAGTTATAATCTTAATAAAAAGATTATTATGGGAAAACAAATTAAAAATTCACCAAAAGTATTGGGATTAGATATCTCAACCCGTACAATTGGTTGGGCTTTATTTGACGTACAAAACCAAGAATTATTGGAATTAACACATATTTCACCAAGACCAAAAATTGTTAAGGGTGATGATGATAAATTAAAAGAATTAATTTTAAAATCGGAGATTTTTGCCGAAAAACTAAAACAATATGTTAATTTGGGAATTGTTAAGGTAATTATCGAAGAACCATTGTTAAATTCAAATAATGTATATACAATCCAAACCCTATTAAGATTTAATAGTTTTGTTTGTAAAGAAATATATAATATTTTAGGTATTGTTCCGGAATTTATATCAACTTATAACTCAAGAAAATACGCTTGGCCAGAATTTGTTAAAGAAAATGATAAGGGTAAATATGTTTTATTTGGTGGTTTACCAAAAGATATTGATAAAAAAATGTTAATTTGGGAAAGGGTTGCAAAACGTGAACCACAAATAACTTGGGGTTATACAAAAAACAATACACTTAAAAAAGAAAATTTTGACCAAACAGATGCCTATACTTGTGTTTTAGGGTTTATGAGGTTAAAAGAAATTTGGAAGTAATATATGATAAATCACATATAATTAAAATTATATGTTAAAACACATATAAAATTAGATATCGTCTTTTTAGACGATATTTTTTTTTAACAAATTGTTACAGAACTACAAAATGTTTGTGGAACAACTGGATATACCAAAACATTGGAATTAGGTAATACAATCGGAAGATTACTTGAACATATTTTTCTAGTTGAATTAATACCAGTACCAATTATACAATTTATTGTATTACCATCACAATCAAAATATTTAAGCTCTTGAATAGTAATTCCATTATTTTGCACAATATATTGAATTATTTGACAACCAGCAGTTGTTGTGGTGGTTGTTGTTGGTGCGACCGTTGTGGTTGTTGTAGTTGTTTGATCCGGAACACACTCTAAGCAAGCACCTTGTAATTCGGAACCTAAAGTTTCATTTATTACAACCAAATCTGAACCACTAATGTTATCAACCAGACCCATAAACGTAACACAAGTCGACACACCATTTATTGTTGATTTATAAACCCAATTTTGAATTAAAGTATCACCAGATTCGTTAAATACTAATTCATTTGAAAAATATTCAAGACCCGTTAAACAATCTCTAAATTTCTTACTATTACCACATCTCATATATTCATCAAATGTATTAAATGTTACAATACCATCAAAATTACAAGGTCTTATAATTTCTGTTGTTGTTGTGGTTGTAACAGGTATTGTTGTTGTTGTCGTTGTATAAGCAGTTATTGAGGCATTTACCGACACTCCAGTACAAGGATCAAAAGGGATTGTAGTTGTTGTAGTTGTTGTTGGAACTACCGTGGTTGTTGTGGTAGTCGTTGGGACCAAACAATCAAAAATCGCCTCAAAATCAAAAACATCACAAGGAGAAGTTGTTGTTGTGGTTGTAATGCAAATTCCAGTTATAAAAAAACTTTCATCAAAATCAGGACAATCACTAACAATACCAACCGGACCAAATTGTAAACAAGAACCACCCAAACTTGTAGATAAACACCATCTATCTTCAGTTAATGAATAGTAAATAAAAAATGGTACACTATCACCAGTATAAGAAGTAAACCCATTATATGTACTGGTATCTGTTGAGTATTCACCATCATAAAGGTTACCACCAGAATCTACACAAAAATTTATTTCAGTACAAGCCATTATATTATGAGTATTTGATTTATTTGACAGTCATTATCATCAATAATTCTTAAATTAACACTTTCAGAGTTTAGAAAAGAAATTGGAACTTCAAAAGTGTAAGGTAAGTTACCAGATGTTATTGTCGCCGAATAAACACAATATGTCTGTCCGGTGTTACATACGTAAACATCAAATGGTGTTTGACCAGAAATATCGTTAATTGTTATGTCTATAGGCATATAGATATAAATATAGAAAATAAAAAAATCTTTTGAAGTTGTTTAATTAAAATATTTTACTTATCTTTGTAGAATAATATAATTTCAGTATGGGCATAGACGTAAAAAAATATTTTAATGAGTATAGAAGAGACCATTATTGGAATGAAAACAAAGAAAAGTACCAAAGGTATTTCTACAGAAAACTAATAGATTTAAAAAATGCAATAAATTTAAATACACCAGAAGCTGATTTGAAACTTGATTCATACCGTGGTTTAGGTTATATGGGTATTGGAACACAAGGCGGTTTAAGTCTTGCGATAAGAACTGAAAAATCAATTGAAAAAAGAGAAAAACTTGGTGATCATGTAATTGGTACCGTAGAAATTGGAAGACATATCCATAAAGAGTGTGAAAAAAATAATTGGGATTATGATTATATGGTTAATACCTGGTTATATGAAAATTTATGGGTTTGGTCTACAATCCAGGTCTCAAAGTGCGAGCACAAAGACGAAAATATTAAAATTGATGCAAATTCAATTGACGAAAAAAGATTTCTAAAACACTATATCAATGTTTCTGATTTATATGAATCAAAAAGAAATGGAAAAAAATTAATATTTGATTAAGTTAAAAAATTCACTTATATTATAGTGAATGGATGAACAAGAAGCAATCGTAGAATTATTAGAAGAAGTTTTGGGTGACCACGGATTACACTATGCTAATCGTGGTCAAATCTCATTTAACTGTCCAGTGTGTGATGATGAAAGAAACAAACACAACCTTGAAGTAAATTACTTTGATGGTGTTTATAAATGTTGGGCTTGTGGCGACAGTGAAGGAACTCACGGTAATTTAGGAAAACTTTTTGATAAGTTTGGTAATAGAAAGTTAAAAAAACTTTATAATATTTTAAGACCAGATGAAACCGAAAAAGTTGTAAAAGTAAAAAAATCAAAAGTTGTACTTCCTGATAGCTTTACATTATTCAAAGACTCACACCCAGTATATCCGGTTAGAAAACAAGCTTACAATTACCTTAAAAGCAGAGGAATAAATGATGAAATAATCGAAAGGTTTGGAATTGGTTTTTGCGATAAAGGAAGTCATATGGGTAGAATTATTATACCATCATACAACGCAAAAGGTGATTTAAACTATTATGTCGGTAGAAGTTGGGACGTTAATAGTAGGGCCAAATATAGAAATCCAGAAGCAGAAAAAGACCAAATTATATTTTGGGAAAATTTAATTGATTGGAACAAAGATATATACTTAGTTGAGGGTGCATTTGATGGAATGTTTTTAGATAATCCAGTTGTAATGCTTGGAAAACATATGTCGGAACTCCTTTTTGAAACAATCTACAATAATGCAAAAGGAAATGTTATAATTTGTTTGGATGGTGATGCTTGGAATAACGCTGTTAAATTATATCACGAATTAAATGGAGGTGAACTGTGGGGTAGGGTTAAGATTGTTAGACTTCCGGATGATAGAGATGTCTGTGATTTAAAAGGACAAATAAATGATTATTATATTGAAATAAGAGACTAATGGATTTAAATAAAGTAGCGGAGGAAATAAGAAATATCTTATCTGAAAGACAAAAAGAGTTTCAATTAACCTTTGAAGAAGATGAGCATAAATACACAATGTTGGATGTAGACGGAACATTAAGATCAGATTTTCCATCTGTATCAAAAGTAATGAAATTATTTTATGATGAATTTCCGACAGAAAAAAAAGCGTATGAAATGTCTGGGGGAAATCCAGATGAAACCGAAAGATTATTAGCGGAATGGGCTGAAAAAGGAACAAAATCCACAAATATGGGATCAAGAGTTCATTATTATTTGGAAGAACACACCTTAAAAGAATTTAATATAGATAAAGAAGTTAGAAAACCAATATTTGAATGTGATGCGAAACAAATTGTTGTGAGCGATTCAATGATTGTAGGTGGTAAAAATTATATTGAATTATTAAAAGAACGGGGATGTGTTTTAATTGATACGGAGATTGTTTTAGGTCATCCAGAATTTGGCTATGTAGGCCAACCAGATAAAGCGTGGTTGGTCTTAAGTAAAAATAATGAAATCGGTATTTTAATAACAGATTGGAAAAGTAACCAAGAGAAAAATTTTATTAAACAGTGGTATACAAAACCAATGAGATACCCATTTCAATATCTACCTAATAACGCATTAGGCCATTACAATACTCAATTACCATTATATGGTAAACTACTTCTTAAAATGCTCGAAGGATCCAAGTACGAAGATATAAAATTGTTAGGTTGTATCATTGTAAGACTCACAGAAAACCGTGAATATGTGGAATACAGAGTTGATAAATCCACAATAAATACTATACTTGATATGAATATAAAACCAATGTTGAATAAACTTAAAAAATAATATAAAATGGAAGACATTATTAAACCTAGAATCGATTTAAAACAACAGGAAACTGTTAAATGTGAAAAGTGTGAATCAAAATTCTTTAAAGAAGTCACAATGATTAAAAAAGTTCCAAAACTTTTGACTGGCAGCTCTGAAGATACAATTGTACCATTCCCAACTTATATGTGTAATGATTGTGGACACGTAAATAAAGATTTTGAACTTTTTATTGATTAATTATGGAAATTGGTAAAATGACAATCAGTGAGGCTTACCCACACCTCAAAGTTATTGCAAACGCATATGGGTTAAAATTAAATAAGGCAAAAGAATTTAAGTTTGCAAGAATAATATTAGCAAATTTATATAATCGAGAATTAGTATGACACACAAAGAATTTTATATTTGGTTAGAAGGATACCTATATGGTAGGTTAGAGGATAAACACATCCCAATAACACCAATTGTTGAAAAAATGAATGAAGTTAAAGATGTTGACCCATTTTTTCCCAATCCATCAACAATAGTACCACATAGATTCGAACCAGTACCCGTACCATCGAACCCATTCAAAGATGATGGGTATGATGATTTAGGAACACCCCCAAAAATTGTAATGTAATGATAAAAAAACTTGTACACTTTTCTGATTTACACATCAGATTATTTAAAGACCACGATCTATATAGATCTATAATGGAAAATGCCATTAACCAATGGAAAGAAATTAAACCGGATAGAATCGTTTTTACTGGAGACCTTGTCCATTCAAAAAATCAACTAACACCAGAATTGATAGAAATGGTTAGATGGTTATTAACTGAATGTTCATATATTGCAAAAACAATTATTATTCCTGGTAACCACGATTTCCTTGTGAATAATACTGATAGGTTAGACGCTTTATCTCCGATTATTGATTCATTAAATAACAAAAACATTGTTTATTACAAGGACCGTGGTGTTTATGAGGATGATAATGTTAGTTGGTGTGTTTACTCACAATACCAAGGAAACATACCACCAGATTTGAATGTTGCAACCGGAATTAAAGTTGGTTTATTTCACGGACCAATCCAAGGGATGAAAACAGATCTTGGTTTTGACTTTGGTGAAGAAGCATATGATGTTGAAAAGTTTAACGGACTTGATATTGTATTATGTGGAGATATCCATAAAAGACAGGAATTTAAGTTTAAAACTGGTAAAGGATATATGATTGGATCACCAATTCAACAGAACATTGGAGAGAGCATCAGAAACCACGGTTTCGGAACTTATGATTTCGGAACTAAAGAATATACCTATACAGACCTTGAAAACCCAAAACCGTTTTTGAAGTTCGCAATAAAATCTTTTGAAGATATTGAAAATGGAACCGAAGTACTCAAAAATTTTTAGTAAAAGTGTTGAAAGTTATTGTAACCTAAATAACATTGAAGATGTTGATGGTTTCATTAAGAAATGTTTTGACAGTGGGTTTAACATTGAGAAGTATGGTCTTTTGGGGAAAACACTTAATGATGGTGAAAAAGACTTAAAAACGGGTATTGTTGGTGAAAAACAGGTAGAAATTGAGGTAATCCGTGAAATACGGGTGGAAGTACCAGTTGAGGTTATTAAGGAAGTCATTGTTGAGAAGGTGATTATAAAAGAAGTTCCAGTAGAAAAAGTTGTCACAAAAGTAGAATATATTAGTGACAAGACGGGTGAAACTGAACTACTTGAAAAAATCAAATACTTTGAAAATGAAATTTCTAAAAAGGATAAAGAATTAGACGAAGTTAGCCGTAATTTAGACATAAGTTTAGACAAAACAAACGAAAAAATGCTTCAAGAGACCCTACAAAAGTTGAGAAAAGAACTCACAGAAAAAAATGAAAAAATAAAAAATTTAGAAAAAATAAACCAAGACCTCCAAAATACGAAAAATCCTTTAAAAGCTATTTTTATGAGGGGGTCAAATTTAAATGATACAGTATGACAAGTTTAGTGATTTTTATGTTAGCAGCTTACGGCATGACAACCATATTAGTTTATGGATCCATATTTAATGGTATAAGAAATTTTATTCATAAACAAAGTTCAGAAGAAGGTTTTAAATTATTAAGACCAATTTTTAGTTTTCTATCAGAACTTATTGTCTGCCCACTTTGTACTAGTACCTGGGTTGGATTCTTTTTATCATTAACAATGTTCTCACCAGTTCACACTATTATTGGACTTAACGAATATTTTTCAGTATTCTTTGATGGTATGTTATCCGCCGGTTCAGTATGGGCAATTAATGCAATAGTTGAATGGTTTGAAGAAAATAGATTATCAAAACAAAAAGTTGAGACAACATATATTATTCCACAGGATGATGAACAAGAAATTTTAAACGATTAATATAAATAAAAATGGGAAAAACAGCAAAAGCTCATAGAGCAAAAATTGAAAAAAGAAACAAAAAAGTTTCAAACGAAAAATACGCAATGCAAAATGCTTTAAACAAATTAATGAAACAAATGGCCGAACAACAAGAAGTTGAAAAACTGAATGTTACAGTTGGCGAACAGGAAGTTCCGTTTAGTGTTGTGGATGAAGCAGAATTAAATTCTATTGTTGAGTTCAAGGAACAAAATGGACAAATGTTTGAACCACAAGCTGAAGGCCAAATTTCAGAATTAGAAAAATAAAAAATGGATTTATTTAATCCACCAAGATTATACAACTACAATATTATGATAAAAGACTTGGATTTCTCAAAGTTTGAAAACCCATCTATCCAGGTGGTGTGGGAAGACCTACAAGAAAATTTTACACAAGATAAGATGAAGAGTGTTAAACATTACTTTCAAAAGAAGTATAACACCACAAATGTTAATGTCGTTACAAAAGTAAAAAACGTTGATACTGATACTATGCAAACAGTAGATGTGTCGATGAACATTACAGACGTTAACTACCAGCTTGACTTGCTTAAAAAATTCTTGGAATCCAAAGGCTATGGAGAACATCTTACTGAAATTCTTGAACTAAATAAAATGGTTGAGAATAAAATGAAAGAAGACGATGCTGAAACAACACAATTCAAAAAGTGGTATATTAGAAACATCGAGTTCTCCAACTTTTTATCATATGGTGAAAACCAAAGATTAGATTTTGATAAGTTAAATGGTATTGTTGTTGTTGAATCAGATCCACCAAACTTTGGAGGAAAGACAGTACTTACGGTGGATTTACTTATGTTTTTATTTTTTAATGAAACAACAAAGACATCAAAAGCTGAAGAAGTGTTTAACCGATTTACCGATAAAGACTCGGTAGTTGTAAAAGGTGAAATTACAATAGATGGTGAAGATTATATTATTGTAAGAAACATTGAAAGGAAAAAATCAAAGAAAGGTGAATGGAATGTTAAAACAGAACTAGATTTTTTTAAGAAACTACACGATGGTAGTCTTCAGAATTTTACCGGAGAACAAAGAAGGGAGACTGAAGCATTCATTAAAAACTCTATTGGAACCAAAGAGGATTTCTTAATGACGATTCTTACAACAGCAACAAACCTAGAAGAATTGTTGGAATCAAAACCAACAGCCAGAGGACAGGTCCTTTCAAGATTTATGGGTCTAGAGTTTTTGAAAAAGAAAGATGAAGTTGCAAAAGAAATATATTCTTCATTTAGTAAATCAAAGTTATCAAATATCTATAACTCTGAAGAGTTAAAACAAGATATTGGATCTTTTGAAAATAAGATTGTTGAATTAGATGAACAAATCAAAACTTTTAAAGGTGAAGTAAGTGAAATTGAAGAAGGTATTGCAAAAGGAAAAGACTTTAGAGATTCAATGTTAAAAAAGAAACATTCAGACATTGATAAAGAAATTGCTTTACTTAATCCAGAAAAAACAAAAGAACAGGTAGGGACTTTAAAAAAAGAAAGACAAACTTACGTTGACCTACTCTCAACACTAAAAGTTGTTGAACCAGAACAATACTACGAAGAAGATAAACATGACAAGGTAAAAGAAGAATATCAAAATAAATTCCAATCAAAAATTGAACTTGATACAAAGATTTCTGAAGTTGAAAAATTACAGTCATCAGTAAAAGGTGGTATTAAGTGTGAACATTGTGGTATTGAACTTATGAATGCTGCAATCACACAACAAAAAATTTCAGACCTTGATGGTCTCGTTGTTCAAAAAAAGGTCGTTGAAAAATTAATGGGTGAGTTATCAGTCAAAGAAAAAGAATTTGTTGATACCAAAAGACAATTTGATGAGTATGAAAAAAACAAACTCATCAAAGAAAAATATGATTTGAGTATTGAAAGTTGTGACCTCAAAATAACCGGTCTGGAAGACAAGTTAAAAAGGTGGGATGAGGTCCAGGATAAAATTAAAACAAATGATCAAATAGATTCAATGTTAATTAAGGCTGACTTGAAACTTGAAAGTTATGATAGACTATTGAAAGAAAAAAATTCACAGATAGCAACTAATGAGTATAGTATTTCTTCGAATAAAGAAAAAATAACAAACAACAAAAACTTGATTGTAAAAATAAAAGAAGAAGAAAGTAAGGATAAGATTTATAAAATGTATCTTGAAAGTTATGGTAAGAATGGTGTTAGTAAGATTATTATGAGAACTATGATGCCTCTAATTAATTCTGAATTACAAAGATTAATGGAAGATTCCTGTTACTTCAAATTAGAAATTAGAATTAACGATAAATCTGAAGTTGAATTTGTTCAGTTAGATAATAATACCGGAATTGAGAAATTAATGGTAAGTGGATCCGGTTTTGAAAAAACTATAGCATCATTAGCATTGCGTTCAGTATTAAGTAAAGTGTGTTCATTACCAAAACCAAATGTTATTTTGTTTGATGAAGTATTTGGAAAAATTAGTAATGACAACCTAGAAATGGTATCCGAATTTTTTATGAAGATTAAAGATTATTTTGATAAAGTATTCATTATTGTGCATAATCCGATGATTAGTCAGTGGGCCGACACGGTAGTTAGGATTACAAAAGAAAATAATATTTCAAAAGTTTTGTAACAAATATCAAATTAATTCGTATATTTGTATTATGAAAACAACACAAAATAAATTATCTAAACACGGAATGTCTTCAGAACAAGCATCAGAAAAAAAGAAGGATGGTCACAATAGAGAAAAATTAAGAGCTGAAATTTTAGGACCAGAAACAATTATATTAACTGGAGTTACAAAACCAGACTTAACAAGACCAGATGGACTTTTTGAAAGTGTTAAAGGTGGTAAAAAATCTCAATTTGCATTATACACACTTAATCGAATTATTTCAGATAATACTTTCTCAAAAATACAATATGAAAAATTTATAGAGTGGGTAAATTTTATACCAGATAGTAAAGAAGAATGGGAAAAAAATAGAATACTTTATAAAAAAAATGTAAAAGTAATTGAATTGTTTAATGAATTTGTTAATCAACCAATGAAACTAGTTAATTATTTTTGCGGTAAAAATCAAGTTGATTTTTTATCGATACTTGATAGTAGAAATAACGAATGGTTAACGATTGAAATGTCAGACTTCTCAAAAAAAATAGAAAAAGAAATAAAAAATGTTTATTACACTAAAAGTGGTAGTTTAGTTATATCTGGTGGTAAAAAAAATTTAATATTATTTGTGATGGAATTAAGAAAAGGTAAAAGTCACCATAAAAAAATACTATTTCATTCTAATTTACATAGAATAATTGATTGTATTATTTAATTTTTTCTTATCTTTGTCGTATAAATAAAAACTCTATGAAATACTTATTATTTGTCTACCCCTGTGATGATAACTGGGATGAAACCGAATCAAACCAAAAATTTGCACAAGAACTTGTTCAGATCATCAAAGATGAAAAACTTAAATTTGTTTATGGTGAAAGTCATACAATCTTCAATTTTGAAAGCGATATGTCACAAAGTGAAGTTGAAGGATATGTTGATCTTATAAAAGATGATGTTCCGGGATTTATGTTTGTTCTTGTACAAAACGCAAAGAGCGTTTCATCCGATATGGATAAAACCAACTTTGAACATCTTATGGGAAAGAAAAAAAGAGGAAGAAAACCTAAAGTGGTAAATCAAACACCAAAACCTAATTTTGATGTTGCAGCATTTCTTGATGAGCACAGAAAAAAAGTTGACGATTTTTTAAAAAATAATGTTTGTGATTTGACTTTGGATGAAATTTTGGATAAAATTTTACAAACTGGTATGGATTCCTTAACAAGAGCGGAAAAAGATAAATTAGACGAATATTCAAAACAAGCGTAAATATATGAAAGAAAAAAACACAGGTGCCCCAATCAACCAGGAAGAGATTTATCACTACCTAAAAGATATTAGAAAGATTAAGGTTATGACACCTGATCGTGAAAAAGAATTGGCTATAAAAATGAAGTCTGATGAGATTTCTGAAAGAGAAAGAAAGAAAATAGAAGAAGAATTACTTGAAGGTAATTTAAGATTTGTAATTACTGTTGCAAAACAGTATCAAAATCAAGGTCTTGATTTATCAGATTTAATTGCCGAAGGAAATTTTGGTTTAATGAAAGCAATTAAAAACTTTGATTGGAATAAGGATTTGAGGTTTATATCTTATGCCGTGTGGTGGGTTAAACAATCAATTATTCAGTCACTAAATGACAATGCCAGAACAATTAGACTACCGGTTAATGTTGTCCAGGATTTACATAAAGCCAAAAAAGAAGTCGAGCAATCCGGAAAAAAACTTGACGATAAGTTCACATCACTACCTTCAATCATCAATCTTGATATGAATATCAATGAGGAAGGCGATACACTTATTGACCTAATTGAAAATCCGGATGCTGTTGCGCCAGACGCTGGATTTGATACAAAAGACATTTTAAAAGATAAGTTATTATCGTTGTTAAATGTTTTAGATGACCGTGAAAAATCTATCATAGGTGATTACTTTGGTCTTACCGGAACACCAAGAACTTTAGAAGATATTGGATCTGATTTTAATTTAACAAAAGAAAGAGTCCGACAGATAAAAGAAAAAGCTCTTCGTAGATTAAGAAACGATTCGGCTGAACTATTTGATTATTTATAAGTTATGAATGTATTAAGTTTATTTGATGGAATGTCCTGTGGACAGATTGCTCTAAACCGATTAGGTATTAAATATGATAAGTATTTTGCATCAGAAATTGATAAATATGCCATCCAGGTAACTCAACATAATTACCCAGAAACAATCCAAATTGGAGATGTATTAAACGTAAGAGGAAGTGACCTACCACAAATTGATTTAATGTTTGGTGGGTCACCTTGTCAAGGATTTTCATTTGCCGGCAAAAGGTTAAATTTTGAGGACCCAAGAAGTAAGTTGTTTTTTGAATTTGTAAGATTACGAGATGAGTTAAACCCAAAATATTTTTTACTTGAAAATGTTAAAATGAAAAAAGAACACGAACAAGTAATCACGGAACATATGGGTGTAGAACCAATAAGAATAAATAGTAATTTAGTTTCAGCTCAAAGTAGAGAAAGGCTATACTGGACAAATATACCAGGTATTGGACAACCGGAAGATAAAGGAATTTTAGTTAAAGATATTATTGATTATTCTGGAGAACATAAGATACTCCCACCAAAAACAATCCAAGCACAACTTTATTACGCTAAAAATTATAAAGCAACCGGCAAAGCACCAACACTTACTCGTGAGTTAGCTCACGGATGGGGTAAAAATATAACACCAAAATGCTATGTTGAAATAAAAGCTATAACAGGAGAAGATCGATTATTTTCACCACTTGAATGTGAAAGACTACAAACAGTACCAGACAATTATTCATCAATAGTTTCAAACACACAAAGATTTAATTTATTAGGTAATGGGTGGACTGTTGATGTGATTGCACATATATTTAAAGAAATTAAAAACTATGAATGTATTAAGTCTATTTGATGGATTATCTTGTGGTCAATTAGCATTACAAAGAGCTGGTGTTAAAGTAGATAATTATTATGCCTCTGAAATTGAAGAACACGCAATAAAAGTAACACAACATAATTATCCCAAAACAACCCAGATTGGCGACGTAACACAAGTTAGAAGTTCCGATTTACCAAAAATTGATTTACTTATTGGTGGTAGTCCTTGTCAATCGTTCTCAAACGCAGGAAAAGGTGAAGGATTTGATGGTAAAAGTGGTTTATTTTGGGAGTTTGTCAGACTTTTAGATGAGTGTAAACCAAAATATTTTTTGTTAGAAAATGTCAAAATGAAAAAAGAATGGCAAAAAATAATATCTAAGGCATTAAATATAGAACCAATTCTTATAAATAGTAATCTTGTTTCGGCGCAAAATCGAGAAAGATTATATTGGACAAACATCCCAAATATTGAAAAACCAATAAATAAAAATATTTTTATTGAAGATATTTTAGATGAAAGTTTTGATGAAAAATATTGGTTAGCTAAAAAAAATTCAGAACTATTAAGAAATAAAGTAGATTTATTAAACGCACCAAATTTATGTTGTATTGATGTTTATAATAAAAAATTTAAAACAGATAGAAAATCACCAACATTAACATTGCCACATCATAATTCTTTAAGGTTTTATCAAAATGGAAAATTGAGAAAATTAACGCCAAATGAATATGAGAAATTACAAACAGTACCAATTGACTATACGAATATTGGTATTTCTGACACACACAGATATGCTATGCTTGGTAATGGGTGGACTGTTGATGTGATTGCACATATATTTAAAAATATGGAATATGAATGTATTGAGTCTATTTGATGGATTATCTTGTGGTCAATTAGCATTACAAAGAGCCGGCATTTAAGTAAATAATTATTATGCTTCAGAAATTGACAAACACGCAATCCAGGTAACACAACACCATTTCCCCAATACGATTCAATTAGGTAGTGTAGTTGGGTTAGACACATCAACATTACCAAAAATTGATATGTTAATTGGAGGGTCACCTTGTCAGTCTTTTAGTAGATCTGGAGACAATACTGGTTTTGATGGTAAGAGTGGTTTATTTTGGGAATATGTTAGAATATTAAATGAGGTTAAACCAACCTATTTTTTACTTGAAAATGTTGTAATGAAAAAGGAATGGGGAAATATTATAACAGAAGCTATTGGTTTTGAACCAGTAATGATTGATAGTAAATTTTTTTCAGCACAAAAAAGACAAAGACTTTATTGGACAAACATTCCATTAGATAAAAACATTGAGGATAAGAATATTCATATATTGGACATCCTTATACCAACTGGTGAAGAAAAAATAATTAATGATCATATACTTGTACTTGATATAAATGAAGAAGGTTTTAAAATCAAGAACGGAACTAAAACTGGTTACTTATATGCAAAAGAGGGTGATTGTGTTAATTTAGAATTTCCGAAGAGTCAAAATAGAAGAGGTAGAGTAAGTAACGGTAAAACAAACACATTAAACACCGCCTGTAACTATGGTGTTGTTGTTAATGGTAATCTGCGTGAGTTGAATATAACAGAATATGAAAGACTACAAACACTTCCAGACGGTTATACATCATTAGCATCTCTTAATCAAAGAAAAAATATGATTGGTAATGGTTGGACAGTGGATGTGATTGCACATATTTTTAAAAATATTAAACAAGAAATTTTGGTAGATTAAAAAATATTTATATCTTTGTATAGTTATTTAAAAAGACCTATTTGTCATCATACACTTAGGCAACCACACTCAAAGCGGTGTGGTTTTTTTTTAATCATAATCTTCGTCTTCATTTGCAGGAACGAAAAACCTAAGTTGCCCAGTTTTTACATCAAAATCTGGTTCCATCATAACGGTTACAACAGCCAAATTCCAAGAATCCTTACCAGCAATACTAGGCTCAATTACAACATTCAAATAGTCACCACCATCTCTACTTATAACAAATCTTCTCTTATGTCTTATATTATGCTGAACAATTTGTGTTGCAATTTCATCAATAGCATCCTCTATTAGGTCCTCAATCTTTTCACGATAGATATATTCATCGTGTCTAGCTTGTCTTTTATTTAAGTGAACACCAGTATCGTGTTTTGATATTTGAAAATCTATTGTAATATTACTTTTTAAATTTGCAATTACTTCTTCTAATAACAAATGTTTTTTTATTGATTCTCTTATTAATGACATATTGATTAAACTTTATTATAAGTATTTATTAATTATAGTTTAAGTATTATGAAAGAAAAATTTTTACCCTGGTTTTTATTATTTTGTGCTTTAGGATTATCCGGAACAGCTGCTTATTATAGTGTTATTGGATTATCCATAGTATTTGTTGGTGTAGCAATCCCAGTTATTATAATGGGAACATTCCTTGAAATATCAAAAATCGCAATAGCGACCTATCTACACGACAAATGGAAAGAAACATACGGAGTGTTAAAAGTATATTTAACAATAGCACTAATTACTTTATCAATCATTACATCACTCGGTATTTACGGTTTATTGAGCACTGGGTTCCAAGGGAATATTGCAAAACTTGAAATAGGTGAAAAACAAGTAAAGAATGTTGAAGTTAAAAAGAAAAGATTTGAGGAAATAAAACTTGAATTAACAAAAGAAAAAACAACTCTTGATGGTGATATTACAAAATTAAGGGATGGTTTATCAACCAATACAACAACACAAACTGTAGATCAAAAAACAGGTCAGTTAATCACCAAAGCTAATAACGCAAATAGAAAATCTTTTGAGGGACAATTAAAAGAAATTCAAGTTAGAAGAGATACAATATCAAAAAAAATTGATTCTTTTAATGATAGCATTACAAAACTTGATGTTCAGATACTTGATATGCAATCCCAGGAAATATCCGGAAGTGAACTCGGCGCTATTAAATATATTAGTGAATTATTAGATTGGAATGTTAAAAAAACGGCAAATCTTTTTATTTTGATATTAATATTTGTGTTTGATCCGTTGGCAATTACATTAGTAATTGCGACAAACCAAGCGTTTAAAGGAAAAAGAAAAGAAGAAGCTATCCCCCAAGTGATCCCCCAAGCTACCGACCAAGTACCGACCAAGTACCGACCAAGTACTAACCAAGTAGAAGAACCTTTATTTGAAGAAATTGATTACTGGATTGATGATCCAGTAGAAACAACAACCACAACAATAAGTGACATTGGTAATATAAAAAGATTAACATACACTAAAAATGTCTGAAATCTTGGATAAAAAAATTAATAATCATTTAGGTGTTGAAAAAAACAAAATTCAAATTGTTTTAACACATACAGCTAGAAATGCTGATGAATATTTAATAGCATTAAGAAACAGATATAATAAAAAATATAACAAATTACCACACTATATTATAACAAGAGAAGGTATCATTTTACAAACAATGGATGATGAAAACTATGGTGAAATGTTAAACAATTCTATATATGATAAACAGTCAATTATCATTTCTTTAGAAAATCTTGGGTGGTTAGAAAAACAACCATTAAAAAATCATCACATTAACTGGTTGGGAAGTATTTATAAAGAGAAAGTGTTCAGTAAGAAATGGAGAGATTATTTTTTTTGGGAACCATATACACAAATACAATTGGATAAAACAGCTGAATTGTGTATTAAGTTGTCTGAAAAATTCAAAATAGAACCAATTTGTATTGGACATAACACAAAAACAAATAGATTAGAAACATTTAGTGGTATCATTACAAAATCAAACATTGATGAAGAGTCCACAGATTTGAGTCCAGCTTTTGATTTTGAATATTTTATAAAACAATTAGACAATGAATAATTACGAAGAAATTAGAAATTTATTAAAAGCATCAAGAACAATGCTTGGTGGTGAAAAAATGGTTAAAGAATCTTTTGAGATTAAAAAAAGATATGGACTAATTTTGGAACAACCAGGAACCGAAGCTGGAAAAATAGATGAACCAAACAATATAACCCAAAGAGATAATCCAATGGATAGTATTAAAAAAGACATTGAATATGAAACTGCCGATGAAGGTGAACTAGGTGACGATAAAGAAGAAAAAAAACCAAATAAGAAAAAAGGTTATAGAATTTCTGGTGGTATTATTTATATTCACGGAATGAACGAAAAAGATTTACAATTAACAACTGACGATAAAACCGCGTTTCAAGAAAGTATGGATGAGTTTGTAAATGAAGTTGCTGAGATTGTGGACTTCAATAAACTTAATTTATATCCAAATAATGTAGAATGGTCCGGAAAGATTACTGAATATGATTTGGAATTTTTCTTTTCAATAGGGGAAACCAATGGTGTTTACATCAACGGAACAATGATGCAAGTTGATGAAGAATTTTTAAAAATGATGAATAAACTTAAGAGCTATTATGAAAAATTTAAAACCAAATGGTCTAAAGTTGTTGCAGTAAGAAAGAAAACAAAAGAATAATGAAAGAATTTTTTATCAAATATTTTAGGGAAATATTATTAGTAATACTAATTGGTGTTGTTATTTTTTTATTAATTAAAGTTTACACACCAGCACCAGATAAAAGTGATTTATTAAAGTATAAACTTGAACAGTTAGATCAAAAGATTTTGAATTTAAAGAACAAACAAAAACAATTAGACGATTCAATAATCGTGTATAAAAAAAATATTGAATTAATTAACGAAAACATCAAAGATATTAGGTACCAAAAAAACACAATAAATAATTATTATGAAATAAAAGAAAGGGAAATACCCAAATGGACCAATAAACAAGTTGATAGCGCTTTTAGAAAAAGATACAAATATTGATTATGAAAAGTTTATTATTTTTTGTTTTTTTTAATTTTTATTTATTTGGCTTTAGTCAGAAAACAATTGTGGACACATCAGTTGTTTGTTTTCCAACAGAAACGGCAAAAGAAATACTTAAAGATTTAAATGAATTAGATAAATTAAAAAAAACAAATATTTTAGATAAAAAAGAAATAGGTGAGTTTGAAAAAAAAGTTAAAGACCAAGACTCAATAATTTCAAAACTTGAACAAAAGGACAAGACCAATGAAGTACTTGTAAAAAGTGCGGAAGAAAAATATAAATTATTAGAAGAAGATAATAATGATTTAAGACAGGAGATTAAAAATGTTAAAATTAAAAACAATATAATAGAAATTGTTTCAGCAGTCATCTTTTCAACCATAACCTACATTCAATTATTTAAATAATGGCAATAAGTCAAGCAGATAAAAGAGAAATAGAATCTTTAATTAAAAAAGAAATAAAAGACTTTTTAGGGTCAAATACTGCAAAACAGTTTGAAGACAAATTGGTTGAAAGAATTACCAAAGAAATGAAAAAAAATGGTAAACTAAATGGAGAAGTAAAAGACTTAATAATAAAATCTTTCAGGGAGTTCTATACAATTATGTATCAACAAAGGAGTTTCTGGGAATCTAAATTCAAAGGACTATGAGTAATTCACTTAAAGATATGTTTATATCTGAACTTGGAAGACGAGCAAACGACCTTGGTTTAAGAGGTTCTGATGTTTCTAATATGAAAAAAGAATTTACTGAAGAAAAAACTGAAAAAAATTCACCAAAAGATTATTTAATTAATCCTGATGATATGAAAAAAATTTATTTGTTAGCAAAAAATAAAAAACTTTCTGCAAATAAAATAAAATCTGGAATTAAAGAATTTCTTAAAAATCCGGAAGAATTGAAAGAATTTTTACAATCAATTTTAAATAGTAGAGGTAAAAAAGAAGAAAATAAAGAAGCAATGTCAACCGGAGGTGGGTACGCCGCATTAGACAACACACCACTATTCTCAAAAAAAGAATTTAAAGAAGCAACATCTTCTAGTTCTATGGGACAATACGACGCGAATAGTTTCCAAGACGTTAAAATGAAAGGTAGTACAACAAAAGGAAAAGGTAGATCATGGCGTAAAACACAATTACCAGGAGGAAAATTTGTCCAGGTTAAAGAAAAATGCAAAAGATTTCCTTACTGTAATCAAGGGGATATTAAGGCTCTTAAAATTTGGAATGAGTCAACAGTTGAAAAGGTTATTGAACATATGTCAAAAAAATACGGGTTGACTGAAAATCAGATTAGAGAAATTATATCCAAGGAATTTAACTCAAATCCAAAGTACTAAATATTTATAATAAAAAAACAAAATGAGAAACTCTAAAGAATATTTGAAAAGACTAGCAAATAAAATAATTCTTGAAACCTTAGAAGATAAGGCCAATCAAGTTATTGAAAAGATAAAATCAGATTCATTTGATTATGTTGCTGAAGGGGAAACTTGTGAAAAATGTGGCGGTGCTGAAATGTTCGAAGGAGAATGTGTTGAATGTGGCACAATGAAAGGTGGTGCTGAAATGCTTGAAAAACTTCACGGAGGACAACGTAAATTAGATAAGAATAAAAACGGAAGATTAGACCGACAAGATTTTAAAATGTTGAGAGGCGATATGAAAGAAGGTGATTTTATGGAAGGTGAAACGTGTGAACAATGTGGATCACAATTAGAAGAAGGTATGTGTATGGAGTGTGGTAATATGAAAGGTGATATTTTAGAATATGGTTCTAATCAGTATGGTACTGGTGGTATGGAATTAGAAGAAAAATGGAAAGGTGATGTTAAAGTTAAAAAAACTGGTGAACACGCTGGAAAATCAATTTCAGATATCGACTCAAAAATTAAAGCCTTAAAAGATTTAAGTCAAAGCTATCAAGACAAAGGAGAAAGAGTACCAAAGAAATTAAAAGAAAAAATGTCTGAATTATATTTTGCTAAAAGATCTAAAAAAGGATGGCCAGGTAAAGGTAAAGTTGATGTTGATGAAGAAATGGAAGAAGGAAATGCTTTTACCGGTGCTTTAGCTAAAACTAATAAAGGTGAAGAATTTGAATTTAACGGTAAAAAATATAAAGATACCTCTAATTTAGAAGAAACACTATATAGATTAGTTGATGGTGGTAATAGTGCGTTATTTACAGAAAATGAAGTTATTGATATTATTGAAAAAATTGTTAACGAAGAAAAGGACAACATTAAAAAAGGGGCGACACCAAAAGGACTTGGTAAGTATGAAAAAATTCATAAAGAATCAGGAAAAGAAAATGAAGATTACTTAAAATCTGTTGCAAAAAAGATGATAGACTATATTAAGGATGGTTCTAAAGGTAAATATGAAACAAACCCTAAACATTTTCCTAAAGGTAATGGTCAGTTAGCTAAGATGGATAAAAAAGCGTATGAAATTGATGAAGAAGGTATTGATTATAATATGGAAGTTTCAGGATTAAATATACCTGATTATGATGATGTAAAACCAAAAAAAGAATATATTGAAAACCAAATTAAGGGAAGTTCAACTAATGGTAATAACCAAGATTGGGCAAATGCAGAAAACACAGGTGTTAATGATAAATTTGCCAAATATTTTGAAAACGACCAATTATCAACATGGAAAGATCAATCGTACAAAAGAGTACCATCTCCAGTTTATGATGAAGTAACAGAAAACGGAAAAAGTGGTAAAAGTAACAAAAAAAGTAAAACAATAAAAGAAGAATTTGATAGAATTAAATCTTTAATGGGTTATAACCAAAAGACACAATAATTTACAAAATCCATAATTAAACTTATTATTCTCCATAAGAACTAATCTTATGGAGAATTTTTTTAACTACCTAACACAACCATTAGAACATAGCGAAGTAGACATCTGGTTCAAGACAAATAATATTGTTTTTGAAAAGATGGACTTATTTTACGATTTTACATTTACACTCGTAACAATACTTTACGATACTTACCTAGGTGGTAGTAGTGAAGAAAAAGAAAGTAAAATAGAAATGTCTGATGATGACAACATTAATCATTTTAATTGGTGTTGGAAAAAAACAATCGAAACTTTTGAAAAAGAAAACATTTTAATTAATGAAGATGGTGAACACTATGAATATTTTAGAGATTTTTTTAAAGAAATATTTTATAATCACCCAGAAGAAAAAGTAAAAAAATCAATACCGAATTTTTTTGTGGAAATGTTTGACAGAAAAAAACCTTTTACAAAATCAGATTTAGATGTTATATTAACTATATATCGATCTATAGATAGTAATATGGCGATTATCTATTGACATACCATAAAACAATATTAAATTATATTAATAATAAACTTTTATAATAAAAAAAATGGAAGAGACAACAATTCAAAAAGTTAAAAATCTTGTAGAATCATTGAGTTTTGATTACGACAAATTTGAAAAAGGAAACAAAACTGCTGGCACAAGAGTTAGAAAGACAGCACAAGAATTAAAAGACTTAATGCAAGTCTTGAGAAAAGAAGTTCTAGAAATTAGAAAAAATTAACTATGTTTGGCACAGATAGTATTTTTTTATTCCTTTTTGTGTTTTCAACATTAGGCGTGCTAAGAGTGAGCGTTATGTTTGTTTTATCACTTTTTAACGACCCACCAACTCAATTAACACTTTCTAAGATTGAAATTATTACTTTTGGTATTTTTCTTTCTTATATAATAACTTATCTATTAAAATAAAAATTATGACATTTTTTAAAGAATTAGAAAAAATATTCCCATACCTTAAATCGATTAGAAAATTAAAAGGTTACCTATCAATTGATGTGGAAATATCACAAAATTGGAAAATACCTAAAAAATTTACAATAGATGGTAAAGTTGTTGAACAGGAAAATTCACAACCTAATATGAGACTTATTTCTTTTGTTTCAGAATTTAATGAAAAAGAATTATCGATTACAGTAAATAACATAAAGTCAATAATTGATTACAATAGAGAACTAGAAGAAAAAGAAGTTTTATTTGTTAATAAAGTTGAAGAATTAAAGAAAATTTTTGAAAAACAAGATTTGAATAAATTACAAAGTTTGAAATTTGATATAAAAGAATTTAATTTACAATTGGAAGATGAAGACGAAACAGGAAAACCAGATGGAGTGGTTGCAGAATGAGGTTAAAAAAGACCAAGAAAGTTTAGAAAAAGAAAAACTAGCTTTCATCCAACAGATTAAAAACCTAAAAAAAGAAGAGCTACTACCAATTAAAAAAGAAAAAATTTCATTATGGAAGAGAATAAAAACAGTTTTGAAGATTCGTTAACAAATTTAGCGTTAATTGTTGATGGTGCACAAAAGTTATTCCCAAGAAGTAAGTCGGTTTTAATATATGAACTTAATCAAGATGATTTTAATTATGTAAGATCAAACTTTAGAAATTTAAAAATTGACGACACTCAAATTAAAATTGACATATCTGGAACTGAAATTGTTTTTATATTAGAAAATTCATACAAAGAAGAAACTATTGTTGAAGAAGAAAAAAAAGAAGAAGAAGAAATTAAAGAAACTTTTTCTTCTAAACTAAAAAATTTATTCACCAGTAAAAAAAGTAGTTGATTTTTTATATAATATTGATTTTGAAATACCTTTAGACTCTAAAAGAGAATAGAGGTATTTTTTTTGCGGTAATGATGAATCCAAAACAATGATACAATCCACCCTATTTTTTTCTGTTAAATATTTTTGTAAAACTTGAGTAAAACGAAAACAATCTTCATCACTTTTTAATGAAAATAAACTAAATTTATCATCATCCTGGACAACAATTTTATTATTTAATTTTGAAATTAGTTTAATTGATCCCCTTTTTAAGTATTCAGAAATAAATTTATCAATAGATATTTTTTTATTTTTTGAGATATCATATATTAATTCTTCTATTGGGTATTTTGAAATTTGGAGAACTTTATAGTTAGGATCATCAATATCAACTTTTACTTGTCTACCTAAATCATCTTTAATAAAGTAGGACTCAAAATTAGTGGAATCTTTTTCTAAAAAACCAATTTCAAACCTACAAGATTTTCCATTCTCAATTTCTTTGTCAAAAACCACTTTGTTGTTCTTAATTTGATTATCAAAAAATTCTTTTGCTCTTTTATAAGTTTTAAATTTTTTTATTATTTTTTTTCTTTCTTTATTTTTAAATAAAACTATTAGATATTTCATAAAATATTTTGTATATTTGTATAAAAATATCAAAAATAAAAAATAAATGAATACTGATTATTATTCTATATTGGGTGTTGAAGAAACTGCAACACAAGACGAAATAAAAAAAGCGTACAGAGCTTTAGCTAAAGAAAACCATCCAGATAAAGGTGGGGATGAAGAATTATTTAAACAAATTTCAGTTGCCTATGACGTTATTGGTGATGAAGAAAAAAGACAGAGATATAATATTGAAAGAAAAAATCCTTTTGCCGGAATGGGTGGCGAAATGAGTGCATCTTTTCAGGAAATGTTTAATAATATGTTTAATCAAAGACAACAAGCTAGAGCTCATACAACCAATGTAACAATAAAACTTGGAACGTTAGAATCTTATAGAGGTGACAAGAAAAATATATCATTTAAAAGAAAAGCAAGTTGTGACACATGCACTGGAACAGGCGGAGATAAAAGGGTTTGCTCAACATGCAATGGTGCTGGCCAAATATTAAGACAAATGGGTAATGGGATGTTTATTCAAATGGTGGCAACACAGTGTAATGGTTGTGGTGGTACGGGATCAGTTTTAGTTAACCCTTGTTTTGTTTGTGCTGGTACAGGTACTAAAGATGAAATTAAAAGTGTTGAAATAAAAATTCCACATGGATTGGATGACGGACAATTTTTAAGACTTCAATCTATGGGCGATTTTAGAAATGGAATTTATGGTGATTTGATTTTAAGGATTCAGTTAGAAAAAGAAGACAATTTTATTAAATACGGAAATAATTTAGTTTATGATGCATTTTTTGATTTAGAAGATTTAAAGAATGAATCATTTGAAATCCAACACCCAGATGGACCTTTAACAGTTAAATTTCCGAAACAATTCGATTCTTCAAAACCATTAAGAGTAAAATCAAAAGGATTCAAGCTCGACACAATTGGTGATTTAATAATAAACCAATTTGTAAAATTTCATAGGGACTAAAATAAAGAATTTATATCCTGGACTAATCTTATTCCACCGTAAACAGCTAATATTGATATAATAGTTCCTAACGTAAAAACTAATCTTTGTGCTCTAATAACACCTTTGTTTGTTTTACAAGCTTGACATCCTACTTTTGTTGCTTCTTTATTTTCCATCCCTTTTATTTTAAAAAATAACTAATACTAATTGACATATAAATAATAAATATTTAATTTTTTAATGTTTTATAATATTTATAAATAAAATAATCTATGGAATTACTTGACCTTTTATCTAAAGTTGTAAAAGAAAATATAACAACAAAAAAAATACTATTAGAATACCCGGAATCTACGGTTAAAAAACTTGTAGATAAGTTTTCTAAACAAACAGATGAAACTGAAGAAGTTATAAGAAAAACAATTGCCGATTTTGAAAGATTTAAAGCAGCATTTGATAACGAAGACAAAGATATCTTCAAACACGACTATAATAAAGTTAAAACTTTAATTGCAGATAAGTCAACAAAACAAAAAAGTAAAAAAGACCTTGAGGGAATGGTCCAAGATTATCTTGAAAACTGGAGAGGTAAAGTACAAGTTGATTTACAATTAACAAAACTTAATATTAAAAAGTTTTTTGAAGTTAAAACACATTTCCCACAAATAAAAGAGTTTAAAAGAGCTGTGTTAGATTACAACCCATCACAACTTAATGAGTTAGTAGCAAGATACTTTTCAAAATTTAATAACCAAGGTATAAATGAACTTGTTGCTGCGATAACACAAAAATTTCACGACGAGAATCCAGAAGAAGATCCTATGACAACCTTTCTCCCAAGGGCAAAAAGATTTGTTAAACACTTTGAACTAATACCACTTAACTCAAAGTTGAGTAAGTTTATGACTTTTGATGAATTTGAACATATTGTTGATGGATATACACCAATGGAAGAAAGTGAATATACTGTACCAGAAATTGATACAAGTGATGTTGAAATACCATATGAGGATGATGATATTTTAATCTTTGCACCAGACCAAAAACACAAATGTATTAACATTAGAAAAAAACACGCACCGGATAGAAGATGGTGTACATCCTGGGAAGGTTCATCAAATTACTACTACAACTATCGATTGAACCAAAACTTAACGTTATATTACATTATAAATAAAAACTTACCATCTTCAGATTTAAATTATGCGTCTGTAATTTTGGTTGATAGATACGGTGAAATGAGACTTGCTGACGGATCAAATTCAGGAAAATATGCTGGTTCTACCGTTATTCCTTGGAATGAAATACTTAAAAAAGTACCAGTTTTAGATGGTAAAAAACAATATCTAGAAGCAAAACCTTATACAGATGAAGATCAAGCTAAATTAAATAGATATAAACAGTACAATTTAAGGACAACCGATCCATTAGCAGAACTTGGAAGTGAGGAAGAGGTAGAATTGTGGATGGAATTAAGAAGTCCTGATTTTAAAAGTATGTCAATGGGTGATGAAATATTTAGTAATCTTCCAGATGAATTACAAAAAAAATATATTGGTTTAGGTAATGAATTAAGTGCTGGGATGGTTAGAGGACTAAGCCCATCTGGGATGTCTTATTATGTTTCAAAGAAAAAGGAAAAACTTCTACAAAAATCTTTAGGTGATCTATCAGAAAATGATATTGAAGTTGTGTTGAGTAAAGAAATGAGACCATACTTAAAAAGCCTTAAACAAAAGTATAGATCCGAACTTTCAACCGACTTTAAACCTAACTTTGTTGGAATTACATATCCTAGTGATAAAAATGCAAAATATGCAAGAATGTTTGGTTTAGAAGAGTTATTTGAAGCAATACCGAAAGACACAAGATTTTTACAGATTGAAAATAAATCTAAAGATGATATTATATTAAAAATTCCAGCAAGTATTGGTGAATTTACAAATGTAAGAACGTTAGTCTTTGAAAATATTATAGATGAGCTTCCAAAAGAAATTGGTAATATGAAAAGATTGTCATTCCTTAATTTGACAAACAACAAAAAACTTAGTACACTTCCTGAGTCGATTACTGAAATTTATTGTTTAGATTTTATTTCGGTTTTAGGAACAGAACAATTGATTAATAGTACTGAAAACTTACCAGAAAAAGTTAAAACCTTTTTTGATATTTCACCAGGATCAACACTTTGGGACACCAATAGACCTGATGAATATTTTGATTTATGTGATGAAGCAGAACAAACGGCACCATAAAATTAATTAAAAACTTATGAAAAATGTAGATGTTGAAATTTATTTAACGCAACTGATAAATTTCTTTGAGAATAACCCAAATGATTTAATGACTTTGATTGGTGATTTACAAAAAGATGACTTCTACAAAAAGTTAAGAGAAAGGTGTGAAAAAAATCTGGAAGAAGGAAAAGATATTGTTTTATCAAAGGATCAAATTGTAAGTGTGGTTGTTGAATTAAAAATTCCTGAGATTACAAAACAAAAACAAAAATATTTAGATAAAATAGTTCAAAAAACAAGTTTTGGTGATATTATTTTAAATTAATTTCATATAAAATTTTGTAATTAAAAAAAAATTACTAAATTTGTATTGTAATTAAAAATCTAAAATATGTTATACACAACAGAAATTATTAAATCTACAGCTCCATCAGTATTTGCAACATCAGCATCACCAAAAATGACTGGTAGATACACATTTGTACCAACAGAACAAGTAATCGAATTTTTTGATCGTGAAGGTTGGCAAGTTTCATCAGTAAAACAAACAGGTAAAGGAATCCATAGTCTTCACGAGATTAAATTTCGTAATGGTGAGTTACCAAAAGTTGGAGACACTCTGGTTGAAGCTGTAGTTAGAAATTCACATAACGGGACCGCAGCATTTTCTATGGGAGCAGGACTTTTCAGATTGGTATGTTCAAACGGGTTAACAGTACCCACAGCTGTAGCTGAAAAATTTACAATGAGACACAATCATTTTCAGTTGGACGATGTAAAACAATTAGCAGATTCATTTTCTAAAAAATTACCAATGATTGAGCAATCAGTTGGTCGTATGATGGACCGCGAGCTAACAACCGATGAGAAGATTGATTTTGTCAGAGAGTCGGCAAAAATAAGATTCAACACGGAAAAAACTTTAAATGATTTGGAAATTTTAGGGTTATTAGCACCAAACCGCAAAGAAGATGAAGGTGACGATATGTGGAAAGTATTTAATGTTGTGCAAGAAAAATTTATCCGTGGTGGCGTTAAAGTATTAAACAACCGTGGTAAAGCAACCAAAATGAAAAGTATTGAGAATATTATTTCTCAAAACAACATCAATACAAAACTTTGGGAATTAGCAGAAACAATGATTTGATATTAAAGTGGTGACTTTTCACCACTTTATTTTAATATATGAAATATGGAATCTAAAAAATTTTTTGAAAAGGAAGACGAATTTTTAAAATTACTTTACGATAAAGAAGGTAAGTTATATTCAAAAAGTCGTATATTTGCCAGAGTTAACATATCACCAGAAATTTTAATAGAAAAAAAATTTACTTTAGAATATTGTGATATTAATATGTACGAAGATGGTTTGGTATTTACAGACGCAATTTTTAAAAACAAATCGGGAATGTTTGTGTATTTATCAAGAAAGGATGGTATGGAAACATACTATCAGATTAAGGTTTATTTTGAACCAGATAAAATAGAAGAAACAAAGTTCTTCATAAAAAACTTATTAAAATTAAAAGAAAACGATGGAAATTAATAGTGTTGAGTTACAAGAGAGAATTAATAATGGTGATAAAATTATTGTTGAATTTTGGGCTGAATGGTGTGGTCCTTGTCGCATGATGAAACCAGCCTTTGAAAAAGTTGCGAAAGAAAATACTTCAGATGTCAAAATGTATACTATGAATGTCGATATGAATAGAGAGATTGGCGCTGCACTTGGGATCAGAAGTATACCAGCCATTAAAATTTTTAATATGGGACAAGTTATTGAAACAAAAGTTGGGATGTTAAGTGAAGGACAAATAAACGGATTAGTAACAGAATTAATAAATGGATAAGTTAGCTGTTTTATTTACAATGAAAGGATGTCCTTTTTGTGTAGAACTAAAAGAAATGTTGGATAAAGAAAATATCCCATACGTTGATCGAGACATTCACGAATATGAAGAAGAGTATGAATTATTTGTTGAAGTCACAGAAAATGAATATGTACCAGCCTTTATGTTAATCGAGTCCCCAGAAGACAACCCAAATACAGAACTATTTGCACCTGACAGAGATTTTGATGATATCAACGAAGGCTTTGAATTAATAAAAGGATTTATAAACGGATAATAAAAAACCCCACCTATAAAGTGGGGTTTCTTTTTAGAATACTATTATGTGTTCTAACTTGTCTTGTTTTGTGTATGGTTTATCTTTACCAGGAAAGAGTATATCCTGTAATAGGTCATAATCCTTAACATATTCTTTAAACTCTTCTAAATCAAAGGAAAATACATCAAGAACTAAAGACTTAACAATGTCCTGGTTATATCTGGATTCAGAAACAATCTTTATTTTTAAATCCTCATTTTCATCTTCTTCTTTTGTGAAGTAAAATTTAACCTCATCAGTACCCATAAGACTATACATATGATTAAAAATGTAGTGTGAGTAGTAAGTCATAAGTCTACCACAGTTAAGACTGTAACCATAAGGAAATTCACTTGAAATAGAAAGTTGGTGTACCGGTTCCTCTTCTTCAGTAAACACTTCTTTGTTTACGTTAACCCAACCTTTATCAATATTAGTTATTTCTTCACCATAACGAATAATGTCTAAAGTATTAATTTGTTTTATCCCAACCTCATCTAAAATATCTTTAAACCACACAAAAAAGTCAGCTTTAACTTTATCTAAATCCAATACGTCTTTTGATGTTGTTTGCCCGTGGATAACCATAAATGATTCACAATCTGTTACCTGGATGATGGAGTTTTCTTTTTTATCTATTCTTGTAAGAATAAAATCGGCAAATAGGTTTACAATACCTCTTTTTGAATTTTTGTTAATTTTTCTCATATTCCATTTTTTTATAATGAATACAAGTATTAAATTAATTTATAAATAGTTGTTAAATATAGTCACCAAAGTAATCATTTATTGCTTCATCAACTTCTCTATAATCTGGGTAATCATCGACCCTAAAATCAATTGCATCGTATGTACCATCATTAAATAGTTGTGACATCATACTAGTGTAAGATCCGTAATATTCTAAAACACTATCACTATAACCACCACCAAGATTAGAGTTGATAAAATTCATAACATTAGAATAAAAATCACGAATCTTGATGTATGGGGTATATTTTGTTTTTTCACCAACTTGTTTTGCAACTTCTTCAATAGGAGATGAAAAATATTCTTTAAGACCTTCCATAACTTCTTTATATATCATATTTTCATACGCACCATTATAAGCATTACTATGAATTGAGTATAGTTCACTCTTCAAATCAGATAAGTCACCATTCATTAGTTCTTCCATTGCTTCTTTATCATCTATTAAAGACATTACATTATCCTGGGTTATTTGAAATATACCATCACGAGCTTGTATTTCTTTTAATTCCTCAAAAAAATCAGATTCGTAGTCCTCAATATTTAAATCTTGATTTCCGATATTTTTTAAAATGTAATCTGCAAGGATTTGAATATTTTTTTCATTCAGTTCTTTAATCACATCATTATATACATCATATGTTGTGTCAGAATAATATTCATAATCAAGACCATCACCTAATACCTGTTTTGCAATTTCTTGTAAGTCATAATCACTTCTTCTACTACTACTTTTAAAAAACCCCGCAAGCTCGTCCCTATCCCTTAATCTTAACCAGTAACCATCATCTCTAATTTCAACGTCTGTTAAAATATTATCACATATATATTTTAATGCTGAGTTTGTATCTTTATTCATCATCCACTGAAGATAATAGTTCTTTATAGTGTCTTCCAAATCGTCATACCCAACATCATCTAAAAAACCATTTTCAGCAATAAAGTCAAATAATTCATCATCATTTCTCCATTCTTTATCTGGAATATATGCAATATCTATTTGATCCTTTTCACCATATTTGATTACCGTTTGTAAAAATTTTCTTGTAGTTTGAAAGACTTTTAGTATTTTATCATATTCTGATTCTCTACCATCGTGAAACCACTCAAGAAATTGATCTAACTTTCCCATATTTTATAAATACAAAAAAAGGTGGAAAATTACTTCCACCTTTAATTTTTCTTTGGCCAAAGGAAATTATTTTTTATTGTAATACTTTTCGATTACTTTTTTAACAGACTCTTGTACAGTTTGATTCTGAACAGCTGGTCTTGGCGCCGATTCAGGTCTTGCTGCTTGTTGAGGCGCTGCCGCTTGGTTTCCTTTGTTCTTACATCCGCAACCCATGTTAATTGTTTTTATAAGGTTTATTTGACAATAAATATCCTCAAACATTCATATTTGTAAAGTTTTGGGTATTTATTATTGTATGAAAAAAGTTTTAAAACTTACAGAATCAAATTTAATTACGTTGATTAAAAATATTATAAAAGAACAAGGTGAAGAAGAAGTTATAATTTCACCAGAAGAATATTATACCCTTTTAAAAAATGTTTATTATCAAGCACACGCAATTCCAAGACTAAGACCATTTAGAGGAAAAAAACTTGTAATTGATGGTAGTTTAGATTTTAAACCATTTAAAGATGAAATACACCTTACAGACTTAGGAAATATTAAAGTTAATGGTAGTATTGATATTAGTTATACAAAAATTAAATCATTAGATGATGTTGAAACAACTGGAACTAAAAGATTTTGGAGTACACCATATGATGTTGTTATAACTAGAAGAAACCAGCAAAAAAAATATGCAGAACAAGATTCAAAAAGAGAAGACAATGATTGGGATTTAAATGATACTGACGAGGAAGGAGAAAAAGCAAATGCGGCCTTTCAACTAGCTGTTCAAGACGGTGATTTAAGAGAATTAGATGATGAAGAAAAAGAAAGATTACAGAATCTTAAAACAAGATTAAAAAATAAAGAAGAAGAACAGGAAAACTTAAGTATAGATACCGATGAATATGACTACAGTGACAAATATGATGAGATACAAGAAGAAATAGATGAGATACAAGAAGAAATAGATGATTTAAGTGGTGATAATGTTGTTGATGTCTATGATTTATATCCAAACGGTAGTCATTATTCTATGGATTCTTTTGAGTCTTTATCTACCGGTATAAACTATGCTGTTGGGACAAATTCTGAAGCCGATGAATCAGTTGAACAGTACTACGAAGAAATGTTGGATGACCCAAAACAATATTTTAGTAAAGAATATTTGTCTAATTACATAGATGGTGAAAAAGTAAAAGAATCTTTTAGAGATTCTACAGAAGAAATGGTAAGAGATGAACCAGAATCTTGGAATGTTGAGAAAGAATTAAGTGATGACCAAGAAGAAGAAATTTGGTTACTACAAATGGAAAAATGGGTTTATGAAAATGAAGGCGTAAGAGCCCCAATAGCTGAACCAACAAGAGAAGATAATGATGTGTTTGATTTTGAAGACGCGGAAGGTAATAGATTTCAATATAGAAATACGAGTGTAGACTCATCTTTATATAAAAGTGAAAGTCATTGGGTTTTATATAAAGATGGTGCTGTTGTTTCTCCACATAAAATATATGATGATGAAGATACACAAGACCACAAAGACGAACGTGAAAGTAGAATTTCAGATATTGAATATGAAATACAAGAAATAAAAGATGACCCAGACGGCGAACCAAACGAAGATTCTATTGAAGAAGCTGTTGAAGATTATTTGTATAACATAGAACGTGATCCACTTGGATTTTTAGAAGATATGGGTTATACAGATTTTTCGGATTTTCTTGACCTTGATGAAATTAAAAATGATTTAGTTAATGAAGCCGACTATGGTGAAGTACTAAATGGTTACAACGGTACTTATGAAGAAATAACAATTAATGGGACGGATTATATTGTTATGAGGATTGATTAATATTTACAGGTAATATTAAATGACTATTATTATGTCAAATGGCAAGAAAAAAGAAAATAGAATTTTTAATGAACACCGACTGGATGTTTGAAAAACCAATTGACAGAGAACACAAAGAATACAAACTTTTATCATATTTCCAAAAGATGGGTGAAAAACTAGATAATTTAGAGTTATACCCAGGGTTTATAGAATTATCATTACACCTAGCAAATGTCCAGACATTAGTTAAAGACAAAAAAGTTTTATACACAAACAAAAGATTCACATCTGTGGATGATGAACTACTTGTTAAAGATTTAAAAATCAAGGATGTCCCTGAAATGTCTCAAGACGAATATGAAGAATTTATAAAAATACTATCTTATTCCGCACCAAGAATATATGAATATTTTGGTATGGCAAAATCAGTTTGGGAATTAGTTTATGATAGTATACATCTTAAAGTAAAAAAGAACAACAAAAATATTTTAGAAAATAAAGGGTATTTTTATTTTATAATTGGTGATATGATAAACATTTGGGAATATGAAAAAAAACCAGCAGCAAAAGGTTCACCAGAAAGTAAGGTTGTTACAAATCTCATATATTCCGAAGAGAAAAAAAATTTGACAATCCCAAAGATTATTAATAATTTTAGTCAGTGGACAACAGAAGATAAGAAAAAACTTCCAGTAATTGAAATGATAAGTAGAGGCGACTTTCCAATAGATCAAACACTACTACCAATGTTTAAAAGGAAACTAATTGCTTATGTTGGACAAAAACAAATGATTGAAAATTATAAAAAATCTAAAGAAGAACAAAAAATTTAATTATGGAAACAATTTTAGTAGAAACAATTAAGAGATTCGTTAAGGAATCTCCAAATGACATGGACTTAGGAAAAAAAATCAGAAGCTTCATAAATAAAATCCAAGTAGAAAATAAAAAAGAAAAGATTAAAAAATAATGAAGTTATTAGAAGGAATGAGAAACGATTGTCAAGAAGGAAACATTAGTTGGTTCCCTGAAAGACAAAAAACTTTAAATGACTTAATCACTAAGTATAAACCACAATCCTTAATTCAAATAGGGTTTAATATGGGTCATTCGGCCTTACTTATTTGTGATGTTATAGCTTCGATGAAAAATTCTGGCGAATACCCAAATAAACCAGTAACAATTAATGTTTTTGATTTGTGTGAACACGAATGCACCGTACCTAATTTTGAAATTTTAGCTGAAGAAGCAAAAAAATACGAAATATATTTAAATTTGATTCCCGGATCTTCTTTGGAAACAGTACCAAGATTTATGCAATCAAATGAATTGACGTTTGATTTTATTGAGATAGATGGTTGCCACACATTTGATTGCTTAGTAAAAGACGTACAAAACACATTACCAAGATTATTACCTGGTGGTGTTGTATATATTGACGATTATAACTCTTCAAACGTTAATATTTCAGATGTGGATAACAGCGTTGATTCTTTAGATTGGTCTAATTTTAATACGTATTACATTGATGGCGCGTTCTGGGCTGAAAAAAAACAACCAAACATTTATACACTAGAAGATATTTTAAGACCATATGAAGTTGTTGACCACCCATTACATTATGGTGGTGAAGAAAACATTTATGAAGCTATAAAAGTTATTGATGCTTGGCAATTAGGATTTGCTTTGGGTAATACGGTTAAATATATTTCTAGAGCCGGAAAGAAAGACCCAAGTAAAGAACTTGAGGATTTGAAAAAGGCTATGTGGTATTTACAACACCATATCAGTAAGTTAGAAAACTAAGCTTCAATATAAACAGAATCACCTTCTTTTATATCGTACTTATCACAATCACCACCAGCAATTTCTAAAATCAAATCACCCTCACCAGAGTAGTTAGGACATTTCTCATCCCTACAAGGCGGACAGTTTTTATGAATAACAGAAACTTTCATATCTTTAATAAAAATTATGTCCAATGAGACTTCGCAGTTTTTCATCCAAAAAGAATGTTGATTTGGCTCCATAACAAATAACATTCCATTGAACTTATCGTTAAATTTTTTACCCATCATACCCTCTTGGATGTCTTTTTCAGTTAAAACTGTTATGACATTAAATAAGTTATTATTTATTTTTACTTCATTCATATTTATAAATATAGTATTATGAAAGAATTTAAAAGATATTCCGGGGTTATTTTAAAACATAAAGATGAGGTTTTACTTTGTAAAAGATCTCCAGAAGAATCATTACCAAATCAATGGTCAATACCTTCTGGACATATTGAAGGGAAAGAATCACCAATGGATGCCGCCGTTAGAGAGTTCAAAGAAGAAACAGATATTAAGCTACGAAGTAAATTAGATTTGATTGGTTTTATAAACAAATATCAAAAAGACGGAGTCACAAAAAAAGGCATGATGTATGTGTTTTTTTATGAATCAAAAAAAGAATTAACACCAAATCTTGAAAAAGCTAAAGATGGTCACGAACATACAAAATGCCAGTATTTTTTAGAAAAAAATATAGATATTACTAAAGAAAACGACCAATTATTAAAATTAATTCAAAAAGTATTAAAATAATTTGACTTTTTAATAAAATCAATATATTTATAATTTACAAAAAACCTAATCCGCCTTCTTCTTAAAAAATAATGGTTTAGATTTAAAACCCGCAAAGTTTGTAAAAAAATATTTGTGGGTTTTTTGTTTATATTAAAAATTATCTATATATTTGTATTATGAATAAACAAGGATACAACATTAGAATTACTCACGAAAAAATGGGTGAATTAGTAAATGAAACTTTTATGGACCATATACAATTTAAATTGTTTTTAAAAATGGTTCACGGTTGCATTGAATTAAATAATAATTTATCATTTTTTGATGGTGATACTTTTTTGGTTCACATTCCGTCTAAAGTATTAAATGAGTCTGTTGTGATTACATCTGTTAGAGAAGTTTCAATAACGGAACAAGTAAAAAGTAAAATTGAAGCATTAGTAACAAAGTAGTATGAAATATATAACATTTTTATTTTTAGTTTTTTTAGGTTTAACATCTTGTGTTAAAGAAGATATTGGACCGCCAAATCCACCACAACCGATAATCACAGATTCAACAACAATCGATTCTAGTTATAATTTGGTTGGACAAGTTTGGGTTATAAATCAATATAGAGTTGGTGAGTTTGGAAATTTAATACCTTTAAGTGATACTATTGTTTTTTTAGATTTAAACACCTATACTTATAATGGAATTGAAGCTCCGTATTCATTTTATACTACAGCATCGGCATACAACTTAACACTTAATTTTACACCGTTTGGGAATTTAAGTGGAACAATATACCAGGGTAATTTAAATATGGGTGTTATAAATGGATTAAAATTTACAGATATAACAATGGGATCTGGTAATGGTACGAACTATTACTTCTGGATGACAAGGCAATGATTTTTCCTTGTTTAATAAAACAAGGTGGTGGAGAGTTGACATTCAATGTCGACCCAATTTGAAGGGGGCTTATGCCTCCTTTAAATTTTCTAGGAAATCTTTAACTTTTGCTTTTCCTCTAAGTAAGTTTGTTTTTGATGTACTATCGGAAATACCTAATTTTTTTGCAATTTCTTGGTGTTTCATTCCATCAAAATAATACATTCTGAAAACTTTTTGAAATTGTGGTGAAAGCTTATTTATCGCATCTTGGATATCTTTTTCACTATATCTACCCATAAATAAATCATCATATTCTTCTTGTTTTGCATCATATCTACCAAAATCAAAATCTTGAATTTTTGAACCTTTTTCTTTTCTTAATTCATCAATAATATTGTTTCTTACAATCATAGCAACCCAACCATTTAGATTATCACCTCTAAACTGACTTAATTTATTATATGCTTTTATAAAACCATCCTGACAAAAATCTTGTGCTTTTTCACCATCACCTTTTGCATATCTTAAACAAACAGATTTATATATTTTTGGAAAAAGTTCACGATAAACTTTATCAAAATCAACATTTTCGGTTAATATCTTATAAAGTTTAGACTCGTTTAATTTCATTTCAGAATCTTTTTTAATACCATTAATAAATGTTCTCATTGCGTTTGCAAAGTTTTTTACTATTGGTATTTTAGAAAGTAACATTTTATCTATTTTGTCTAATACTTTACCAATCCATTTGTTAAGTGTTCTTACTAACCAACCAAGTATTTTTGTTTCTGAAGCACCAGCAACAATTTTACTACCCAAAATAAAAGGTTTTGTTGCCCAATCAACACCAGGTATTGCAGAAACTAATGTTAAAAGAGCAAACGTGTTTTTACCTTGAGACCAGTACGAAATAGCATTTCCAATATCAACAAGACCTGTTGGATCAAAAATACCAACAATGTCTGCCAGAGTATTTAACCAACCTTCACTCAAAGGCTCAAGTCTTTTACCGGCAACTTCATTAATTATTAAATTAACTCCGTGATTATTGTACGAATTTAATTTTTTATATTGTGATTCAGAAATTATAATTTTCATATAAATAAATACTTGTAAGATTAAAAAAAAATATATATCTTTGTATTATGAAAATCACAAAGAAAGAACAGTTATTTTTGGACAAACTTGAAAAAGAAGGTGTAGTATGGGATTTTGACCTAATTGAGTTTTTAACAAAAGATAAAAAAGGTTATGATAAATATTTTTATTATAAAACTTCTTATATTGCTTATGATTTGATTAAAAAAGGTTTAATTAAAGTAAATCCAGAAAACTGGGCAAGTTGGATTAAAGCATAATGACTATGGAAAAAATATTATATATCGTAAGAGGAATACCAGGAAGTGGTAAGTCTACATTTGCAAAAACTTTAGGAGGAATACACATTGAGGCTGACCAATACTTTGTTGATGGTGACGGTAATTACAATTTTGATGGTAGTAAAATAAAATTGGCTCACGAATATTGTAGAACACAAACCGAAGCTTGGATGAAAACCGACGGAACCCAAGTTAATGCAGATAAAATTGTTGTTTCAAACACCTTTACCCAGGAGTGGGAAATGGAACCATACTTTGAATTAGCAAAGAAATATGGATATAAAGTTTTTACTGTAATTGTTGAAAATAGACACGGAGGTGTAAATCAACACAATGTTCCAGAAGATAAAATAGAACAAATGAAAACCCGTTTTGAATTAAAATTATGAGTAGATTAGACAAACTTAAAGAACAACATCCGGATTTAAATGTATCATTAATTGACATCATAACATCATTAGATCCGACTGGCACTTACAAGTATACCGAGTTTTTAATTAAAAATTTTAAAAGGGATAACCAATATTATAGCCCAAATTTGGATGAACTTAAAGGTTATCTGGGAGTATTTTTGTTCGGTTCAAATGAAATTGAAGTTTTAAATGAATTTGAAAGACACTCAAGAGCTAATAGAATAAAAGAAAAAGACATTAGTAAATATAAAAATTTTAAAGAGTTAAACGAACAAGTTAAGATTGCTGAAGATATTGAAAAACAAAAAGAAGTTGAAAAACAAATTTTGAAAATACACGAAGATGATACCTGGTTAGTATTAACACCTTTAAGTTTTGATGCCTCAAGGGTTTACGGATCAAATACAAAATGGTGTACAACACAAGAAAGATATTGGGACAAATACTTAAAAACACATAGGTTAGTTTATTGTATTAATAAAAAAAATGATACTAAAGTTGCGTTTTCAAGAGATTACGGCGAGGATAAATTCCAAGCTTGGACCGCAGACGATAGTGAAGTTAGTCCAATGTTTATAGATTGGATTCCGGATGGAATCTTTTTAAAGATTAGAAAAGAATTACAAAAAAATGAAAGAACCATTGATTTAATTTATGGTGAAACCAGAAATAAACCAGTTTCTATTTCAGATATAATTAATATTCACCAAGGCAATAGCGGAACAAGTGACTATTCAAACGTAGTTGATAGAATAAGAAGTTTAATGGATCTTAATCGTTATAATAGTAATTGGACATCTGAACAGTATATGAAACGAGTAGGACCAATCGATGATTTACCAAACCAAGGTGAATATGAAGTAACAAGAAGAATCAGTGATTATCCAAGGATAAGTGTTAATTATACCGGTGATGTTTTACCTTAAAAAATAAAAATTATGAACTTTAAAAAAATATTAACAACAGGAAAAGTATATATAACTTCAGACACACACTACGGTCATAAAAATATTGTTCGTGGTGTGACAAACTGGAGAACCCAGGATGGTGAAATACCAGTTGATTCGGTGAGGGATTTTGAAACCATAGACCAAATGAACGAAAGACTTATTGACGGTATTAACAATATGGTAGGTCAAGACGACACACTAATAATGTTAGGTGATGTTTCATTTGGTGGTTTTGATAATATCGGATTATTCCTTGATAGATTGGTGTGTAAAAACATTCATCTTATATTAGGAAATCATGATACAAGTATAGAAAAAAATAGAGATTTTATTCAAGGACGATTTTTAAGTGTTCAACACTATTTAGAAGTGAATATTGAAGGGAAAGATTTCGTATTATGTCATTATCCACTCCAGAGTTGGAACGGTCTAAATAAAGGTGTTATCCATTTACACGGACACGTACATCTTGGACGAGAAGTTAAATTTGGTAACGGAAAAAGATTGGATGTTGGGATGGATGGAAACGGCATGGATCCATATAGTATTGACGATATCATTAAAATGATGGATAAAAGATCAGTAGGATCAGATATGTCTGGAGATCACCATTTGGATGATTTAATTGGAGTTGTGGGTTAAATCACAACTCCATTATATTTATTATTATGAAAATCATTATAACAGAATCTCAATATAATTTAATCAAAGAAGCTACCGGTGTTCCAGAAAATATTCTAAACGAAGCCAGAGTATTATACAATATTGTTAAAGATAAATTAAAGGAAATAAACTCAACCGACAAAGAAGAATATTTGTTTAAGAATATTAAAATTGATTTAACTGTTTCTGATGTAAATTTTACAAATTTAAATTTTATTGTTAGAGTTGATGAATTAGAAGATTATGATGGTTCTGAACCTATAATCGCAGCAATGGGTGTTGGAAATGAATTTGATTTTGATGAAGGCATAATGATGCAATTAAATAAGGAAACATCAACAATAGATTTACACATCCAATTTATAGTTCCTGAAGGTTGGCAACCAATTGATTTGTATATGGTTTTTATAGAACACAAAATACATAATACTTCTATAATGGCCCACGAATTAATGCACAGATTTAGAAGAACTAAAAAGTCAAAAGGTTTGGCCGGAAATACCGCCGATTATCAGACATATGCATCTGGAAAATTAAATTTTGGAATACCAGTTATAAATCAATTTATGAGGTATAGTTATTTTATTCAGAACGAAGAAAATGTTGTTAGACCAACAGAGATTGCATCAAGAATGATACAAAATGGGGTAACAAGAGAAAAGTTTTATGAATTTTTGATGAAAGACGATGTTATTAAAGAATTAAAAAGAATACAAAACTTTTCATTTGAATACTTGATTCAAGGTTTATATGATCAAATGGATAAAATATTTGCATTACTTGAACATGCCGGAGAAAAACCAAAAGAAAACTCACCTGAAGAAAATATAAAAATAGTTTTAGAGTTAGTTTATATTAATTTATCAGGTCTTAAAGTTGGGTTTTTTGAAAATATGGTATTATCACACGAAGAACAAATGTTTTCAAAAATGGGTCCTTTATCACAACTTTTTGGTGGAAAAGAACCAACAGAAGATAAATCAAAAGTTCTTAAAAAATATAAAAATCACGTTACAAAATATGCTGATAGAGAGATGGACTTTTTCAAAGACGAGTGTGAAAGATTTAATTATGTTGCAACAAAACTAATTAAAAGAATATCAAAAGTTTATTCTTTAATACCAGATGAAAAAGAACAAACAAATGAATCTATATTAGATTGGGACCTACACCAGAAACTTATGGAAAAAAGATATGGTAAAAGACCAATTCAAACTTCCTACAAATACAAAAAATAATTTGTTTAATTCAAATTAATTTCATACCTTTGTTTCTATGTGGACAACTAAAGAAACTAAAAGGGTATATCGTGGGGTAACAATATGGAAGTTTGAAGGCTCTAAATTAAAGGATTCCTTCAAACAAAGAGATCCTCGTACAATACAAAAAGACGATAGTAGATTTACTAAATGGCATTCCTATCAGGTTGAGATTTTTGGGGGTAAATACGACTCAGAATTGTTAAGAGACGTAAAAGAG